TTGTAGACATAAGTTTGAATGTTACAAGGATTCAAATGAAGGAGAAGGTTTACGAGTATTTAAATATTCAAATGGTTATAGGTATCTAACACAGACACCTAAAGCCCCTAACGTTATTGAGGTAACAAGATTATGAGTGGAAGAAAATCTAAAGAGCTAAGAAAGAAAGGCAAGGCTTTACTCATTGAGTGGATTAGAACAATGGTACCTGAAGGAGAAGACGGTACCCGTATCAATGAACAGAACTTGTCTGAGTTCTTACCACAGCAAACACATTTCTTTGCTAACGGACAGCTTAGACTAAGTGCCTATACTTTAAAATGGTTTTACAAGAAAGTAAAACGTAACCCCGATGTAACACTGGAGAACATTAATGCCTAAGAGAGTACCTCGGAAACCGAGACCAAAGAAGACTGGAGTACCTAAAGGGTATGACAGTTTATGGGAGTATGACATTCACCAAACCATTCTACAAGGTTGGAAACACCATTACGAATCTATTAAGTATATCATTAAGAAAGATTATGAAGTAGACTTTGCTAAAACAATAGAAGATAAAACTATCTTACTGGAAGCTAAAGGCAGGTTCTGGGACCATGCTGAGTACAGTAAATACATATGGATAAGAAAAGCACTACCCTCTAACATGGAGCTAGTGTTCTTGTTTCAAAAACCTTTCTCTCCTATGCCGGGAGCTACAGTAAGAAAGAACGGAACCAAACGAACACACGCTGAGTGGGCTGAAACAAATAACTTTAGGTGGTATAGTGAAGATACTTTACCCGATGACTGGAGAAACAATGAACTATAAATTTAATGAAGATAAATTAATACAAGAGCTACAAGCCTACATTGATGGTACATATGGTGAGCACTATGCTTCAGATAAGTACCAAGCCACTGATGTCATCATTGACTCAGGACATGGTATGGGTTTTTGTATAGGTAATATTATAAAGTATGCTAAACGGTACGGAAATAAAGACGGACACAACAAAAAAGACTTGCTAAAAATCTTACACTATGGTATAATAATGCTTGATATACACGATGATAGAGACAAGTTTTTTAAAACAGGAGAGAGTAAGTGGTAGAAGATAAAGTAGGTATCAAGGAATATCTTGGTATAAAAATTAATTATAGTAATGAAAAGAATTTAGATAAGTTTAGTCTTGATACACTCAAGGATAGATACTTATGGGAGAAAGAAACACATGCCCAAGAAGCATTCGCAAGAGCCTCCGTCTTCGGAGCAACCTATAAAGGAGTCACAGATTTTGAATTGGCTCAACGACTTTATCACTACAGTTCCGCCTGTTGGTTCATGTTTAGCACTCCTATACTTAGTAACGGGGGAACAAGTCGTGGGCTTCCTATCAGTTGTTTTCTTAATTATGTACCTGATAGTAGGGGTGGTTTATCAAATCATTATGATGAAAACATTTGGTTGGCTAGTTCAGGTGGAGGTATTGGTGGATATTGGGGAGACATTAGGAGCAACGGTGTATCTACTGCTCACGGCAGTAAGTCTACTGGTTCTATTCCTTTCATGCATGTAGTTGATTCTCAGATGTTAGCCTTTAATCAAGGTGTAACAAGACGAGGTTCTTATGCCGCATACATGGACATTAGTCATCCAGAGATAGAAGAGTTTATAAACATTAGAAAAGAATCTGGTGGAGATATTAATAGGAAGTGTTTAAACCTACACAACGGTATTAATATTAGCAATGACTTTTTACAAGCAGTTGAAACAGACTCAGACTGGAGACTTATTGACCCTAAGAGCCATGAAGCTATTAAGGTTGTAAGTGCAAGAGACCTGTGGTGGCAGATAATTAATGCTAGGGCAGAGACAGGAGAGCCTTACATGATTAACATTGATAGATGTAATGAATCGTTGCCGAAAGAACAGAAGGCTTTAGGCTTAGAGATTAAACAAAGTAACTTATGTTCCGAAATAACTCTAGCCACTAACGAAGAACGAACAGCAGTGTGTTGTTTGTCTAGTGTAAACTTAGAATACTTTGATGAGTGGTCAGAGAATCCTATGTTTATATCTGATTTAATAACTATGTTAGACAACGTGCTTCAACATTATATTGATAACGCTGTGGATACAGACAACTTAGGAGAATACAATGCAAACTTTAAACGTTTTACAAAACACATCAAAGAAGGTAAGGAAGGCTTTGTCAAATCTGCTTACTCTGCTTACCGAGAAAGGTCATTGGGCTTGGGTGCGATGGGATTCCATTCGTATCTCCAATCACGGGGGTTACCTTTTGAGGGTATATACGCTACGGGATTTAATTACAAAGCGTTTAAACACATTAAAGGACACGCTACCAAAGCTTCTGAACAACTGGCAGACGAACGTGGTGAAGCTCCTGATGTCAGCGGCAGTGGGAGGAGGAATGCTCATCTCCTCGCTGTTGCTCCTAATGCCTCTTCTAGTATTATTTGTGGCGGGACATCTCCTTCTATTGAGCCATATAGGGCTAATGTATATACACACAAAACTTTATCAGGCTCGTACCAAGTAAAGAACAGGCATTTAGAAAACTTATTAGCAGATAAAAAACTAACTAAGACTAAGCTCCAAGAGGTGTGGAAAGATATTGCAGGGCATGAAGGCTCAGTACAGCACTTAGATATTCTTACAGATGAAGAGAAAGAAATATTTAAAACAGCTAATGAACTTGACCAGATGTGGATAGTAGAACACGCTTCTAAACGTCAAGAGTTTATCTGTCAGGCTCAGTCAGTTAATTTATTCTTTACTATTCCTACAGCCACCGAGCCACAGGAAGTACATGATGAGTACATGCAGTATGTTAATGATGTACACTGGTATGGAATGAATAAACTTAAGTCTTTGTATTACTTCCGGACGAATGCCGCACGTAATGCAGAGAATGTTAATAACAAAGTTCAACGTATCAGGCTTGAAGATACTGAATGTATATCATGTGAGGGATAGTATGAAATGTTGGCACTGTAATACAGATTTAATATGGGGTGGAGACATCGACCTCGAAGAAGAAGATGATGGTTTTGTTATGGAAACTAATTTAAGTTGTCCTAAATGTCACTCAGAAGTTTTAGTTTACTTACCAAAACTGGATACATTATGACACAAGAAGAATTTACAAACATCTTTACAACAGAATTTAAAGGGTTTACTAGTAGAATGTGGGTTGACTACATTGATGAAACTAAAGGACCCTTTGCACAAACCGATGATTACGCAGGTTATGTAATCAAGAATTTTAAATATTTAATTAGAAAATTTAACACGGAGAACACATGAGCTTACTAGATACAAGAGACCATTATAAACCTTTCGATAATCCTTGGATGTTCGATTACTATGTACTACAGAATCAAATGCATTGGATGCCTGAATCTGTACCACTTCACACCGATGTCAAAGATTGGCAGGAGATGAAACCTAACGAGAAGAACTTACTCACACAAATCTTTAGATTGTTTACACAATCAGATGTAGATGTGGGGGCTGGGTATGTTGATAGATACATGCGTATCTTTAGAAAGCCTGAAGCTAGAATGATGATGGGTTCTTTTGCAAACATGGAATCAATTCATCAACATGCTTACAGCTTACTGCTTGATACAGTAGGTATGCCGGAGATAGAATACAAAGCCTTTGCAGAGTATGAAGAGATGTCTAACAAGCATGAGTATGTACACAACATCAAGACAACTAAGTCTGATAGGCAGAGCATTGCAAAAACTTTAGCAGTCTACTCAGCCTTTACTGAAGGACTACAACTCTTTAGTAGCTTTGCAATCTTGTTAAACTTCCCACGCTTCGGACGTATGAAAGGTATGGGACAGATTGTTACTTACTCTATCCGTGATGAGTCAATGCACGTTGAAGCTATGACTAAATTGTTTAGAGAGTTTATCCAAGAGAACCTAGATATATGGACTGATGATTTCAAAGCAGAAATCTATGAAATATGTAGACAGATGGTAGACCTTGAGGACAAGTTCTTAGACCTAGTGTTTAATATGGGAGACCTTGAAGGACTTACTAAGAAAGATATGTATGCTTACAACAGATACATTGCTGATAGAAGATTGCTACAGCTTGGATTAAAAACTAACTATGACCAACGAGATAATCCTCTTGGGTGGTTAGATGAAGTCATGGGTGTTGAACATCAGAACTTCTTTGAAGGTCGTGCAACTTCTTACATGAAAGCAGGACTACGTGGTAGACAAGATAAAATGACATTTACAAATTTGGAGAGTGCAAATGATTAATAATAGTGAAGCTAACTTAGTAAGTTTTAAAGTTTTACTAACCCGAAAGAATGAAATCGTTACAGAGTTTAGTATGCTCCCTGAAGAGATGGTTGATGATGTCTTCCCAAAAGAAGAAAGAGAGTTAATCAAAACCATTCTTAGAAATGGAGAATCTAAACTTGGAGACCTACATGCTTTCTTTCAAAGAGAACTTAATGCTCTAAAATAGTTAACCCGCTAGTGGATTTCCAGTTTCTAGTTTTTTAATATCTCTATCTAGATTCTGGAGGTCTGCTTTAATGGTAGCTATATCAGTTTTAATTTCAGTTACGTCTGGTACTTTTATGTTATCTATTTCTTTTTCTAGAAATTGAACTGAAGTTTCTATCTTAGCAAAGCGTTCTTCAATTACTTTCTGTGCTGATTCAGTATCTCCGATACCGCCTATCTGTGCTTCTAAGTTATCTATTCTATTAACGTAGGTAGCTCCAGTGTATCCAAACCCTGCTAGAGTAGTTACTATTCCGGCTAGTGCTATAAGTTGTGTTGTTTTATTTTCAAACCAATTCATTATATTCTCCTTTTTGTTTTTGTTGCCAATCATTTATGGCTTGTTTTATACTATCCTCTGCTAACACACTACAATGTAATTTTATAGGTGGTAACTCCAACGCTTCAGCTATGTCTTTATCTTTTATTTGACAAGCTTCTTCTATTGTCTTTCCTTTTAACATGTCAACAAACATAGTACTTGATGCTATTGCTGACCCACATCCATATGTTTTAAATTTAACATCCTCAATGATATGTCTGTTACCATGTAGCTTACACTTAATCTGTAACTTCATAACATCACCACATGCAGGTGCACCTACCATACCAGTACCCACATCTAAATCTGTAGGGTCAAATCTACCTACTGAATATTTATCTGGGTTCTTTAAAACTCCTTCAAATCTATCAACAACTTTTTGTGAGTATGCCATGTTATAGTGGTGGTTGTAGTTCTTTCATTTGAGAGAGGGCGTTTAAACTCTGTCCCGCTAACTGATAAAAAGCCTGAGTGTTATCTGCCAACATGTTGTTAGCGTATATACTTCTAGGCTCATACCAAATTTCCTGTTGTGGTAATTCTATCATTCTATAACTATTAAAGTCTGGTACAAACCCCATGTAAGCTATGATAGTATCTTCTGCTCCATACTCACCTGTCTCTTCTTGTTGAGTAGCTACGTCATCTTGAGCATCTTGTATGTTCTGTGCTAGTATTTTATCAGCCACTATGTCGGCTTCCGAAGCTGTGTTGCCGGTTGAAACTGACACATCAATTTCATTTTGTATAGTCTGTGTAGTGGTCGTATCTACGGATATACTTGTAGAGACCGTCTCAACTTCCACAGCCACGGAAGACATTGAAGTATCGACACTGCTACTAAAGCTCATGTCAAGCAATTGGTTAGTTTGTACAGATGCAGATGCTATCTGGTCTGACATACTTGGAGAACTGCTAGTACTCATGCCACCACTAGAGCTAGACGATGCAGAGCTAGAAGCTCCTGTCGTTCCACCTGTAGCGTGTACAGAGTTTCCTGACCTAGTACCACTAACACTAGCTTGAGCTGTTGTTATAGTAGATGCTACAACTCTTAACGCCATATCTCTACTAATAGAACTCTTACCTGTAGCCTCTTGTCTCTCTGCTACTTGGAATTCTTCTTGAAAAGTTTCTTCAAACTCTTCAACCACTTCTTCTCTTTCCAATCTTTCTTCTTCAACTTCTGCTTCAGCCATTCGTTCTTCAATAGCTTCAAAGATTTCTTCTACAACTTCCTCTTCAAAGAGTTCTTCAAGGAACTCCTCTTCCGGCTCTTCTGCATACGCAAGTTCTTCTTCTTCTGACCTCTCTTCATGGTGTTCTGTCTCCTCTTCAAACCATTCTTCTAGTTGTTCAACCGTGTCAAATTCTATAAAGGTAGTTGGTTCTCGATAGTCTTCTACAAGAAAACTTTCTTGAAACAAAAACTCTTCTAATAACATTTCATCTTG